AACTTTAAACTCATTGTATTATCAATCCGGATTTAATAATGATGGACCAATTGTTGGTCAATATTTTGCAAATTCACAATATAAAGTTGATAAAACGGTTGAAATTGTTTTTCAAGATACAATAGATACTGTAACAGGTGATTCGATAAATCAAACAGTAAGATTATTCATAGAACCGAATCAAACGTCAGGAACAATTGAATACACAATTGGAGATAGTTATAACAATGTTTTATTTCCAAACATTATTTCAGGGGTAACAATTAATACAATTGGTAAATCAAAATATTCGTATTCATACGAAATAATTCAATCTCCGTAAATATCTTTTTTTTGTTGTATTGGTTTGGTATTATTTTTACAAACATCTTCAATACATTTTTGAATAACTTTGTGGATTTTTAATCCATTGACCTCACAATATTCTTTAAGAATTTTATGATGGTATTCGCTTATTTTAATATTCTTAAATGTACTATCACCCATAAAGATAAATATGGATAAAAAAAGATAAATTTATATTTATAACTATTTTTTTTTATAAAATAAAGGGAATCTTTGGTGGATGTGATAATATTTATTATAAAAGATAATAAAATAACATAATCAAAAAATTTAAAAATGGCAAATTCAAATAGAGTTTTTGTATCTCCTGGTGTTTATACATCAGAAAAAGATTTAACTTTTGTGGCTCAAAGTGTTGGAGTGAGTACACTTGGTTTAGTGGGTGAAACTTTAAAAGGACCCGCTTTTGAACCAATTTTAATAACAGATTTCGATGAATTCAAATCATATTTTGGAACAACATCACCACTTAAAGATGATAATAATAATCCAAAATTTGAATTACCTTATTTTGCTAAATCATATTTAGAAGAATCTAATCAATTATTTGTTACAAGAATTTTAGGTTTAACAGGTTACCTACCAAATAAAAGTTTTGGAGTACAAACAATAGGTGGAATTAATTTAGGTACACTAAGTGGTACCACTAGTGGTTTAACAATGTCCGCAACTACAACCACAATTACAGGTAGTTCAATATACAATGAATTATCTGATAAGATTTCAGTGGACGGAAACTACATCACAGATTATATTGTTTCAAATTTTAGTGGTAATACGTCTTCTAATCATGGTCAATGGTTTGTTATGGGACTTGTACCATCTACAGGTTTAACTTCGGTTACATCTTCTTTAGAAGAAGTTTCTCCTTTAACAGGTTTGAATAATGCAAGTAATAACAACAATAAAGAATGGTATAATGTTTTAGTAAATTCAGGTAACACTGAGGTGTATTCATATCTATTTGTTTATAATAGTGGAACGTCAAGATTTGATGTTACAAAATACACATATAATGCAACATTGAATACTGATTATGACGGTAAAATTGTTTTATCTTTTAGACCAAGAGGTTCATACGTTGGTCAAACATTGAATCTTGAAGTTACAACAAATAGTAATTTTAATATAAATGGAACTGGTTTAACTACAAACCCATTATCAGAATTTACGGTAAATGTAACCGGTTCAACAAGTGGTGCAAAGACTTTCACTTGTAGTATGGATACATCTTCATCAAAATATGTGACAAAAGTATTTGGTACCGATGTATATGATAGATTAAAATCGGACATTCCAATTTATGTTTTTGAATCGTACCCTAATTATCTTTTAGAAGCATACAAACAGGGTTATATTAGAGGTTTAAGTCTAACCGAAATTTATGAAGATGAAGGGAATTCATTTAGAACACAATGGGACACACCAGTATCACCAACGATAGTGTCAGAAGTCCGTGGTGGTGAAGTTGTTGATTTATTTGATATCGTAACAATTTCAGATGGTGATAGTGCGAATTTTGAAGTAAAAATATCGATAATAAACATCAACATCGAAACTGGTGAATTTGATTTAATTGTTAGAGATTTTAATGATACCGATGATAATATCGTTGTACTTGAAAAATTTTCAAGATGTTCAATGAATCCAGATTTACCTGGATTTGTTGCTAAAAAAATTGGAACATCTGATGGCGAATATGAATTACGTTCAAGATATATTATGTTATCTATGAATGCCAGTGCACCATCTGACGCATATCCCGCAGGATTCAAAGGGTTTGTTTCGAATGGTTCCTATGGTTCAAAAACCTTAGGCTCCGTTATGTATAAGACAGAGTTTTATGACGCTGGCGATACAATGGGTTATGAATCAGATGGTACTCCTATTTTATCTTCAGGTGATAAACTAAGAAGAACATATTTCGGTTTAGGTAATCAAGTTAGTCAAGTTACATTTGATAGAGATTTATTTAAATTTAAAGGAATAAATGCAACTTCATCAACTGAAGGATTTCACTTATCAACAAACGCTTCAACTTTGACAGGTACGACGTATTTAACAACACCATATGATTTAGAAGGTCAAACAGATGCAACAAACAATAAATTAACAAATATTAACTATAGAAAGTTTACATTAGCGGTATGTGGTGGATTTGATGGGTGGGACATTTATAGAAACGTAAGAACATATGGTGACAATTATATCTTTGGTAAACCAACATATGTAAGTGGTAACACTTCAAATGGGGGTGTATTTAGTACTCTTTCAGGAAATTCTGATTATTACTCATACATACAAGGTATTGACACTTTTTCAAATCCAGAAGCGGTTGATATCAATATATTTGCGACACCAGGTATAAACTTTTTTGACCACAGTTCATTGACAGCTTACGCAATTGAAATGGTTGAAGAAGATAGAGCAGACTCTTTATACGTAATATCAAGTCCAAATCAAACAACAACTGATGAAATTATTGATTCATTGGATTTAGTATCAATTGATAGTAACTATTCGTCAACATATTGGCCGTGGATTCAAGTGAGAGATGTGGATAATGCAACACAATTGTTTTTACCACCAACAGGTGAAGTATTAAGGAACATTGCGTTAACCGATAATGTTTCTTTTCCATGGTTTGCTGTGGCCGGGTATTCAAGAGGTTTAGTTAATTCAATTAAAGCATATAAGAAATTAACATTGGATGAAAGAGATGATTTGTATAAGAATAGAATTAATCCAATCGCAACTTTTGCTGATACAGGTACTATAATTTGGGGTAACAAAACTTTACAAGTTAGAGAATCCGCTTTGGATAGAATAAACGTAAGAAGACTTTTGTTGAGAACGAGAAAATTAATATCAGCAGTTGCGGTTAGACTTTTATTTGAACAAAATGATGAACAAGTTCGTAATGAGTTCTTAAGATTAGTTAATCCAATATTAGAATCGATAAAAAGAGAAAGAGGTGTTTACGAATTCAGAGTAACAGTATCAAACGACCCAGAGGATATTGATGCAAACACTTTGAGAGGTAAAATATATATTAAACCAACCCGCTCATTGGAATTCATTGATTTGGAATTTATAATTACACCTACAGGTGCATCTTTCGAAAATGTTTAAAAATTGCCCAGTATATTACACCAGTATATAAAACTAGTAGATAATAAATGTTAAATAGACTAGAAATAATAAATACTAGATAATAAAAACTAGAAATAATAAATACTAGATAATAAAAACTAGAAATAATAAATACTAGTATATACTGGGCTAATAAAAGATAAATAAAAAAAAAGAAAAAACCAAGTAATTATATAATTTTTTTGCCTTTATAACAAATTTTTCTTTTTTTATTAAACTTTTCCATTATATAGATATTTATAAACATACAAATAGAAGTATAAAAATAAATGCATAAAAAAAAATAAAATGGCAGATTTATTAATGAAAATGCCGGTTCCATACGAACCGAAACGTCAGAATAGATTCATTTTGAGGTTCCCATCTTCATTGGGAATCAATGAATGGTATGTATCATCCGCGGCTAGACCTTCGGCAAAAATAAACTCGGTAGCAATACCATTTTTAAATACTTCAACGTATGTTGCTGGTAGATTTGAATGGGCTGAAATGAGAGTAACTTTCAGAGACCCAATTGGTCCATCGGCAGCACAGGCTTTAATGGAATGGTTTAGATTACACGCAGAATCTGTTACAGGTAGAATGGGTTATGCTGCCGGTTATAAAAAAGACATTGAACTAGAAATGTTAGACCCAACGGGTGTGGTTGTTGAGAAATGGATTATGCAAGGTACATTTATCACCGATTTAAACTTCAATGAATTGGATTATTCAAGGGATGAAATCGCAACAATTACTTGTTCTTTACGTCCAGATAGATGTATTTTGGTGTACTAATTTAAAAAAAATAATTATCTCAATAAAAAAAGGTCTTCTCAAAAGGAAGACCTTTACTTTTTTATATAGTTTTGTATTTTATAATAGTTATAGTTAAAAGATAAATTTATGAAAGACATATTTAAATTTGAACCAATTGAACCATTAATTGAAAATAGATATCTAATCAATATAATTGGTGCATATGTTCCTCAATTCCTTTTTAAGAAATATAAAATCTATAACGAAGGTGATGATTTAATTTTTACCACTGAATTTTATGAGACAATAAACTTCATATTTAACCCAAAAGATTTTTTTGAAATTACTGGTGTTAAAATAGATTATCTTTCACCTATTGGTGAAATAATAGGTTCGTTAGAATTTAAAATAAAAGGTTCAAATTTTGAAAAAGAACAATCTTATTCAAATAGTGAATTACAAACAAATAAATTTAAATTTATAATAGATAAAGAATCGATGATGTTAACATTTAAATCGGACGAAGAAAATAAATAAAATGGAAGAATTTAAAATTGACCCCAACATTGCTTATGATGTTGTTGAATTACCTTCAAGAGGTATTTTTTATAAAAATAAAAAAAAATCAGTAAGAGTTGCATATTTAACTGCTGCAGATGAAAACATATTATCTTCATCAAACTTAATCCAAAACAATACTGTTATTGATGAGTTGTTAAAAAGAAAAATAATCGATAAAGATATTGAATTAGATGAATTAGTGGATGAGGATAGAATGGCGGTTTTAATATTTTTAAGAAACACTGCTTTTGGTTCTGAATACAGTTATAAAATAACTGACGGAAAAACAGGTAAAGAATTTGATGTCACTTTTGATTTAAGTGAGTTGTCCTTTAAAAATTTTAATCTCGAACCAAATGAAAACGGTGAATTTAAATATACCACCAACGTTTCAAAAATCTATATTACTTTTAAATTTTTAACAAAAAAACAAGAAAAAGAAATTGAACAAATTGAAAAAAGTTGGAATGGAGTTGGTGTACCACCAATTGTAACAAAACAACTTGAATTTATGATTAAATCGGTAGCTGGTAATAAAGACCCAATGAACATTAGAAATTTCATTGAAAATCTACCAATTAAAGATTCTCAAGACTTTAGAAAATATATTAGAGAGAATAGACCCGCAATTGACCTAAAAAAAGAAGTAACGACCCCATCAGGAGAGAATATCCAAATTGTTATTGGATTCGGGGTCGAATTTTTTCGCCCTTTCTACGGACTATAGAAAGTCTCAATTAGACGAAATATTATATCTAATAAGAAGAGGATTCTCCTACGGGGATATTCTTTCAATGCCAATATCGATTAGACGATATTATGTTAACTATATTCAGGAATTGGAAAATAAATAAAATTGATATTTATATGTAAACAATTTTATGAGGAATCTTGGAGATTTTAGAAGATTAGCCAATCAAAGCGGAGGTAATCTTCAAATATATATAAGTGCGTGTGGGGCAATTGACCCGTCCGAGTCAACCGCATTTCTACAAGCTTGGAATGAATATACATCATCACAAAATAAAATAAACACACCGTCTCAATCATCATCGGGTTCTGTTGATATTGAACCTTTAAAAAAAATACAAAATTTAAGCCAAAGTGTTCAATCGTATAAAGTACAAAGTTCAGAAATGATTCAGGCATCTGAAATTATTGACGGTGTACAATCATTAATAAGTGGAACATTTGGTGACGGTGGTCTTTTTGGAAAAGGTAATTTTGGTGAAAATTTAAAAAATGCAGGTTCGAATTTTTTAAAATCCATGTTAGATACGGTGGTATCGGCGGGTGCGGAAATACTACAACAAGAAGTGAATTTACACAATCAGATAAACTCAAAAATTGGTATTTCAGGAGAACTATCTAGAGGGTTAAGAAACGAAATTATTGAAACTTTACCTCAAATGATATCTATGGGTTATGGATTTGAGGATGTTAAGGATACAATTACGGGAATGATAGAAGAACAGGGTAAATTTACTTTATATAATAGAGAAGTAATTGGAGACATGGCTGTAACATCAAGAGCATTTGTTGGTGATTTAGATACTCTTGGGAAGATGATTGGAACATACGAAAAAACAGGTTTTGGCGCTGCAGATGCTTTAGACAAAATAAATCAAGCTGGTAAAAGTTCAATTAGTTTAGGTTTAAATGCGAGAAAAGTTGTTTCAGAAATCGAAACAAACATGAAAAATTTAAACCAATACGGTTTTAAAAATGGATTTGATGGATTAAATAGAATGGTTCAAAAATCTATTGAATTTAAAATGAGTATGCAAAGTGTTTTTACTTTAGCCGAAAAACTATTTGACCCTGACCAAGCAATTGGATTATCCGCGAATTTACAGGCAATAGGTGGGGCTATCGGAGACTTTAACGACCCTTTAAAACTGATGTATATGGCAACAAACGATGCTGGTGGATTACAAGAAGCAATGATTGGTGTTGCGGGTTCTTTAGCGACATATAATTCAGAATTGGGTAAATTTGAAATCACTGGTGTTAATTTAAGAAAAGCAAGGGCGTTAGCTGGTGAATTAGGTGTGAGTATGGACGAATTATCAACCACCGCGATAAAAGCCGCTGAAAGAACATCAGCGTCTGCAGATTTATTGGCAGGAGGATTTAATCTTGACGAAAAACAACAAGAGTTTATTACGAACTTAGCGAGAATGGAGGGAGGTAAAATGGTTATCGACGTTCCACAGGGATTATTTACAGAATTTGGTAATCAAACAAGAGTTGCTTTGGATGAATTAAATAGTGAACAAGTACAAGTTTTATTGAATAATCAAGAAGTATTCGAAAAAATGAGTGCCAAAGATATTGCGTTAGAACAATATACTGAAATGCAAAAAATAGGTCTTAATGTTTCAGAAATAGTTACAATGATGAAAGTTGATTTCGCTAGTGGTGTTCGAGGTGGTCTTTCAAAAGTGGATGAATATTTAAAAAATGCTAATGAAATTTTAAATGAAACAAAAAGTGGTCAAAATGAGATAGGTCAACTTTTAACGGGTAAAAAGGGAGAGATTAAGGGTATGGGATATGATTTTGTTACAAAAAAAGTGGAAGATGCCATTATTAGACCAAATCAAAAAGATATTATTATTCCAAGTATAAACGACACTATTTACGCAATAGATGAAACCAAAAACAGAGGTGGTAACGTTGTTGGTGAAAATAAAAAATTAGAAATTTCAATTAATAGTAATGTCAATGCAGATGCAATAAGAAACGAAATTATGAATCAAATAGCGATGACATCAGATTATAGAGAATATATTGGAACATTTAGTTAAAAAAATCAAAAAATATCTATTTATATAATAGATGCCAACATACTTAGATTTTAATAACACCAAGGTTTTTAGAGATTATTTAATTTCAAAAACTTTAAATAGACCGAACGGACCACAAACGTTTACGGACACCAATTATGTTGTTCAAAATTTAAATAATTTTGCAAATGTTGACCCCGGTGATGTAAAAACAAATTGGTCTGTGTTTTTTGCAAATACTTTTGGTCAAAATTTATACAGTGTACCTGATAATACGATAGAAGAATATACCAATACAACATTACCAATGTTAGCTTGGATTAATAATGGTATTATTTCTGATGGTTATCTTGATTCATTTACAATGACACAGTCCCCCAATTTGATTGGGATAATGGGTGGTCAAAACTTTGAAAACGATTCAAGATTAATGAAATTCGCGACTCAAAATATTCGAGAAAATAAATTAGGTCCCGTTTTTGCGAGAATTGAACAAAATTTAACATCAGCAACTTTAGGTAGAGTTAGATTAATTGATGCGTTGGAGGGTAATACCGCGACTGCAATAAATCTCATTACAGGTAGAGAACCTTTAGTTCAAAAAAACTATAAAATCACTGTTGATAGAACTTTAATAGGTAAGGGTGTTGATTTCCTTCAAACAGTTGCGGGACTTGAATTCCCATTTAGTGAAATACCTGGTGATTATTTAACAAATCCAAGAAACCCAATAGAAAATAGACCAACACCAAGAACAGAGGCGGGTGCCATTTTACAAGATGTTACAGGTGTTTTGGGGAGTTTAATTGGAATAGAAAGAAGACCGAAATTGGGGAGAAAACCTTCCGATTTATTTGTTGAATACATGGGGGAAGGACAAAGACAAACACTATATGACCAACTGTCATATTCAAAATATGCCCCAAATTATACAACCACCGCCCGTTCACAACAATCATCAAAATTATTTAATTTTACTGATAGAGTTGGTGCCGGTGTAAGAAATTTATTAGGTTTAGAAGCACCAAAAGGGGTTGCTTATATTGGTGATGATAGAGGTGAGGACGTTAAATATACAATGTCAGATTTTAATGACAGAGTTGTAAAAAGTAGTTACTATTTAAGTTTAATGTTTGACCCTGTTCAATCAAATTTATTTGAAAAACAAAGAAATATAACTCAGGGTGGTCAAATTAGCGGTAAATTAACGTGGATAAGTAAAAACTCTCAAAATAAAATCGGGTTATATAATAATGAATTTCAATCACAAGAGGCTAATGGATATAACGATTCAAAGTCAACGAACTACGATTTTAGAGAAGATTCTATTCTTGGTTTAACACAAGAAATTTTGAATTCAATGCCTAAAGACGGTATTGCATCGAGAACGCACGTCGGTAACGTTATTGACCAAACAAGTAGAATTTTCAAAGAAGGGGACTCAATGTTATCTAGAGGTTCGGCAATAAAATTTGTCGATAAATTTAATCAAGAAACAGGAGCAGAATATTGTAGAGTATGGACAAAAGATAGGTCATACATGAATTACACCGACACAATGAAAAAAACGGCAAACCTTAGAAAATTTGACGATAGTGTTATGGGTGGTGACAGTAGACCATGGAACATTAATATTGC